ATTATTAACCGACAGTTAACGAAATCTCAAATCCGGATGAATCATACATGGGAACTTTCAATCTCCAATTCCGGGATTATCCTATAGACGATGACGAAAAGGCAGAAACCTACTGCAGAGAATCCGATGCTTTTGAACAATACGTGATAGAATTCATTAATTCTCATTGGGATGAACATCACCCATTAAAAGAACTTAACCCTAATTCTCATTACATGTCAAACTCATACGGAGATACTATCCAGGTACATTTCAATGATGAATCCCTTTTCATTATAATTACTATGACAGGGCAATATTAACAAAACCCTCTGGGAGGCACTCAAAACACCTCCCAGAACCTCTATATTTATAAAAATAAAAGTAATTATAGAAACAAGTTTAGAAATAATTTTGTATATTTGCAGTGAGAAATATTTCTCAAATAATTTTAATATAGACACGTTATGAAAGAATTAAAAAATTTAGAGGCCATCCGGGAACTGCTTGCTTCTCATCCCATTTATACTTATGATTACAGCGATGGTCTTTATATTAACAAGGAAGCTACCAATATCCAGGTTTACTCAATCGACTTAGAGGATGAACCTTTTGCTGCTTATATCTCAGGATATATCATCACATATGCTTCAGAGGAAGTTCTCTTTGAAAATCTCAGGGAAAACATTATTTCTCACATGGACTTAACAAAGGGTGCCGATGACCAATATTATGATGATTCACCCTCACAGGTAGAGGCTATCCTATTCGGAGTTCTTCAATTAATCCCTGAACATCAGGATTATATCATAACCGGACTCAAAAAACATCTCCGGGAATTTATCCAAGACGATGAACAAGATGAGGACATGATATCCCAATATACCAATATCTACAATGCTATCGAAAAATGGGAATCAGACCACAGGGAAACAGAAATCTTCCAACAACTTGCAGTATCAGAATTATTTAACCAACTAAATAAATAATCACTATGGTAAACTTATATAAATTACTCAACGTACTGGAACATGGCATGTCTCTGTTCCAACTTAATAAATGGAAAACCGAAGGCATCTGGTATCCAATCACCCAATACAAAAAGGAATCAGATGAAATACGGGTAGTAACTAACCTATTTGTTGCTGACCAGGAACAGTACCATATCCAACTATCTGGGAATTATCCAGAAGAATCTGAAGACTGGAACAAGTTTCTAGAGGAAAACCAATGGAAAATCTATCCCTTACTTGCAAATATAATGCAAGTCTTCTTGCCCACAGGGAACTACCAATTATTCTATACTCAATATCCACAGGGATTCATATCCATAATCGCTAAGCCCCATGATAAGTAAAGAACTCAAATCACAATTAAGTATTCTCAAGGAAACTAACCCAGAATATATTCAAACCCTAAAGGATGCCGTTACGGCATCCTATAAGGCAGAACTTCAGGCAATCAAACCCAGTTCTACCGAAGAAGAGGAACAACTCAATATCGAACTCAAGGACATAGTATTAAAAATACTATTTGGGCCTTTCTATAACTATTTCGTATCAGAATACGTAGTATCAGATACTATATGGGAAGAACAGGATAAACTAATCGAGGACTTATATTATTACTTCAAATCATGACACCGTATATTCAACAACAACTTAAAAAGCTATGCGATAATCCAAATTGGTATGACGATATGCTCATCTCATGGGATAAAAACCCAAGAAATCAAAGGGAAGCTATCTATAACTATCTTTCTCATGTACAACTAAATGGGTTACTAGAAAACACTCAGATAGTTTTTACATTCATAGATGGCGACATGAAACCAGCTTTCTATTTCGAAATTCCCAGAGATACCAATCGATATAATATCACTATCATGAATATCATCTATCACATAATCCGAATAATCCTATCCGTAGGCACCATCCTAACCCTCATACGTAATGAGAAAATATACCAAGCCTACAAGTACACCCACCCAACAAATAAAATAAGGTATATAATATCACAATCGATAATCCTAACCCTATACACCTCATCACTAATCCTGGTATCCTACACATATAGGATTATATCAAGGTACATATAATAATACTAAAAATTATGAAATCACTAATTCTACTCATCGTAACGATCTGGCTTCTAATCCTAAATGAAGAAGCCTACCTAACAAAGAAATTCATCTACAGAATGAATTTAATCATAATCCTTTTAGTATATGCCTTCATACAGGTATACCTAATCGAATAAATACCCACAAGGTACCTGGAATAAATACCGGGTACCTCCCACACCACCCAACACAAAAATAAAACAAAATCATACTAACGCTAACTAAGGTACATAATATAATACCTACCTATCTCCTCTATAACTAATATACCATCTACTAATATAATAATACCTAATACATATATCAAGGTACC